ATGGCAAATGAGTGCATTCCCTTTTACTCGCCAGGCCGAGACCTGACCGTTCAGGTCACGGCGGCGGTCAAGGGCAAGACGTTCCTCAACATCACCGGCGCGTTCGATCCCGTCGCCGGCACCGTCGCGAAGGCGAACACCGCAGCCGCTGCCGGTCTCGTGATCGGTGTCGCCTCCCGCGACGCCGACTCCGGCACACGGGTGACGGTCATCCGCGGTTCCGGCCGCATCGTCCCGGTCACTGCCGGCGGCGCGATCGCTGCAGGCGACGAAGTCGAGGTCGGCGCTGGCGGTAAGGCCGTCAAGCTCGCCTCCGGCAAGGCCGTCGGCCGCGCGTGGAGCGCCGGAGTCAATGGCGGCGACGTCGCCGTATCCCTCTACTAGGAAAGGAGTACTCGATCATGACGCTCAACCCCTCGCATCACCCCCTCGCCGGTCCCGAGGTCGACGGCACGAACTACACCGTCGACCTCATGCTCAAGGAACCGACGCGCATCACCCGATACCTCTCGGATCTGATGCTGCCCAAGTACTTCATGCACCGCATCTTCAGCAGCGGTGGATCGGTCAGTGGCGGCTCGGTCGTCTACGACCAGCTGACCAAGAACGATCTGTACTCCGACCGCGACGTCCAGAACGTCGAGCCCGGTGGCGAGTTCCCGATCGTCGCCTCGTCCCGCCAGAAGCCCCGCACTGCTCAGGTCGAGAAGTTCGGTGGCAAGTTCGAAGTTCTCGACGAGGCGCGCGATCGCAACGATCCCTCCGCGATCAAGCAGGAATCGCAGAAGCTCTCGAACACGATCAATCGCGGTATCCACATCCGTGGTGTCCGCGAGCTCGAAGCGGCGATCGACGAGTACAGCTCCGGCGACTACGCCGACTGGACTGCCGACCGGGAAGCTCCGGCCGGAAAGATCCTCGGCGTCACGATGGCCGGTGCATCGTGGAAGACCGCGACGACCACCAAGGCCGCAGACAAGACTGCCGCGACCGACCCGTCGGCGAACTTCGCCCTCGCCGAACTGCGCGCGGAGAAGATCGAACTCGGCGTGAACTACAACCTCTGGCTCGTCAACCCGACGGACAAGACGAACTTCCAGATGACCTACGGCGAGAACTGGGAGAACATCCTCAAGAACTGGGGCGTCGAGCTGCAGTCCTCGAACATCGTCCCCGTGGGTACGGCCTACGCGGTCGCCGAGGGTCAGGTCGGTGAGACCCGGCTCGAGAAGCCGCTGTCCACCGAGGCATGGCGTACACCCGAGACGGAGTCCAGTTGGGTGCAGACCTCGGTCCGCCCGATCATGTACGTGACGAACCCGTTCTCGGTTCTCAAGATCACCGGCCTGAACGCCTGATCGGAGGTAGCTGTGGCTACACCGTTCGCAACGATCGACGACCTCAAGTCCCGGCCATCTACGCTCACCGATGCGCAGATGGCCGGGGCGGGTCAGCTCCTCAAAGACGCGTCGCTGTGGATGCGTTCGGACTGGTTTCCCGGAGCAGCCGAAGCCGCGGAAAGCAACGAGGATCTCGCCGAAGCGCTGACGATGGTGTGCTGCTCCGTCGTCAAACGCGCTCTGAACGCCGGTGAGAGAGAAGGATTCGCCTCGCACGGTGAATCGATCGACAGCTACGCCGAGAACGTCGTACTCAGCAACCCCGACGGGAACCTGTACGTCACGAAGGCGGAGAAAGCGTTGATCGACAAGCTGCTCGAAGTCAAACCCGTGACGGCGATGTCGATGACGATGCGAGGTCAGTGATGTGGAGCCGTGGTGAAACGGTGACGGTTTTTCGGAAGAAGACCCGTGACCGGCACGGTGACGCAATCGACGGCGGCACACAGGGTTACGTCGAGCACCACACGATCGACAACGTCGTCATCCGTTGGCTGGACTCGGAAGATCTGGCAGATCAACGTGTGGGGTCGGAAACATCGGTGCGCCTGTCCTGCCCCTCTGGTGCGGATGTGCTTGCCACGGACCAGATTCGCCTACCTGACGGTGACATGTACGCCGTCGACGGCAAACCGAAGCGGCCCAGGTCCCCGTTCACTCGTCGCCAACCGTATGTCGGTGTGATGTTGAAAGCGGTGATCTAGTGGCCACTGTCCGCGCCTACACCGCCGATCACGAGGGCACCGGGAAGATGCTCGTCGGACCCGAGATGCGTTCGCTCGTCCAGGAAGCAGGCGAGGTCGGCGCAGCGCTGTACCGCGAGCGAGTCAAGAAGGACACCGGCGAGAACGCGCGACTGGTGCGCGTGCACACCGAGATCGCTGGCAAGAAGAACGACCGCTGGACATCAGTGATCACCGCGTACGCACAGCATGCCGCCGCCCGCGAGTTCGGTAACCGCGGCCGCCCCGGCGAGCACGTCCTGCGGACCCTCGCCGACGATCTGGAAGCAGGTATCGAATGACGTGGCAATTCCCCGACGCCGAGAACGTGATGTGCGATCTCCTCGACCCCATCGCCCCCACGTCCACGTGGCTCGGTGACGACTGGGAGAAGAACCTCCCACAGATCCAAGTCAACCGGATCGGCGGCGGCCTCGACCCGGACGAGGTCACCGACACCGCCCGACTGCAAGTCGCCGTGTACGCCGTCAACCGCGCTGCGGCGCAGAAGCTGAACACTCTGGTGCGCAACGCAGTTCGGGAAGCCGAGAACACCGAAGTCGGCGGCGTGCAGATCGACACCACCTCGGAAGCGATCGCCGGTCAACAGATCCCCGACAAGAACCCGGACGATCGGCGCGTCATCTCGACGTACACCCTCGCGTTCCGCGAACAAGACCTCTAACACACCACCAGCGACCAACCAGCGCGCTCCCACTTCGGGTTCGGCGCTCATTCGTCGTACCCGAAAGGACATCATGACTACCTCCATTGCCGAAATCCGCGACGTCCACAAGGGCCAGATCCGCAAGGGCGGTGCCGGCGCGGTCCTCCTCGGGCCCGAAGACGCCGACCCGATCCTCGCTTTGACCACCGGCGCGAACGCGATGCTCGCCGAAATCCCCAAGGGCCCCAAGGGTTACAAGTCCCTCGGTCGCCATCCTCGCGATGGCGCTCCCACGTTCACGCCCGAGCAGGAACAGTCCGAGGTCTTCACCTGGGGTGAGCTGGAAGCCTCTCGCATCGACGCGATCTCGAAGACCTCGACCATCGCCTGGACCTCCCAGGACACCCGTAAGAGTGTGCTGTCCGCGTACACCGGCGTCGACCTCGACAACATCGAGCTCGACCCGATCACCGGCGAGCTGCAGATCGTCGAGCCCACCGAGCCGGACATCAAGTACTACCGGGCGATGTTCCTTACCGTCGACGGCTCCGGCGAGAACGCTTACTTCATCGGCCGCTGGTGCCCGCGCTTCGTCATCACCACCATCGGTGAGGAGTCCTGGAGCTCTGAAAACCCGATCGTCTACCCCTTCACTGGCCGCGCGCTCGTCGACGACGACCTCGGATTCGCCGTCAAGCGTTTCTACGGTGGACCGGGTTGGAAGAAGGGCGCCCAGGACGCCGGGTTCACACTCGGCTCGCTCGAGATCACCACGGCCACCCTCCCCGGTGGCACTGTCGGAACGCAGTACTCGCAGACACTGCTCTCCGCCGGCGGCACCGCAGGGCGCACCTGGTCCATCTCCACGGGTGCGCTGCCGGCTGGGCTGACCCTCAACGCCGCGACCGGGCTCATCTCCGGAACGCCGACTGCCGCAGGCACGGTGAACTTCACCGTCCAGGTCGTCGACGACGGCTCGACCATCGCGCAGAAGGCACTGACCATCGTCGTCACTGCCTGATCCCTGTTCGTCAGCCCGCGCCGTTGCATACCCCGGTGCGGCGCGGGCTGATTCCCACCTCGAACCGGGGACAACAACTTTCACCCATTCCCTACCGAAGGGGCTCGTCATGTCTTTCCCGTCCCAGCTCGTCTCGCCGAACGGCGTCACCGTCACAGTCGGATCCGCCCGCGAACACCTCACCTTGCGTTCGCAGGGCTACAAGACACCGGAGCAGGTTACCGCTGCCGCCGCAGCGGCCGTGGCGTCGGCGGAAGCGGCCGTGGCAGAAGCTGAATCGAAGACCGATGCGGCTAACGCGAAGTCCGCCGAAGCGCAGACCGATCTCGACTCCGCCCGCGAGAACGCGGCAACGAACCTGGCCGGACTCAAGGACGAACTAGGCGATGGCGGTGATCCGGCCGCGCCGCTCGGCGGAGATCCCGTCGCGCCGAAGCCGCTGACCGGCCGCACCGCCCGCACCAAGTAACTCCCACCCATCCACTCGCACCACTCGCGACCAACACAGAACCGGGGTTCCACCATGGCCAAGAAGAACGAATACAACTACTTCGACATGAAAGCCGCTGCCGACAAGAAGTCTCGCGGCAACTTCATTCTCAACCTTCCCCCGCGCGAGGAAGAAGACGGAACATTCACCGATCGCCAGATCGTCGTCAAACCATTCACCGTGAACAAGTCCTTCAAAGCGAAGTCCGCCGCCGGACCGACCGAGCAGTTGAAGTTCGCATTCGGCGACCAGCAGTGGGAAACACTGATCGAAGTCATCGGCGAAGACGAAATCACTGTCCTGCAGGAGATCACGAAGGATTTCAGTGAACACTTCTTCGGTGACGTCGAGGGCGTCGACGGGGGAAAAGAGCAGTAGTCGAGCTGATCAACCAGTGGGCAGGTGAGATCGAATACGACTTGCACGCTTACCTCGGAATTGATCTGGACGATTTCTTCCGAGGTAAGTGGCCCTGGGCCAAACTGTTTCGGCTCATCTCTCAACTGCCGAACGGTTCCCGCTACAAAGCCGGTCTCATGCTCGATCCGGAGCTGGCGGAGTGGATCGTCGATCACCTCGACGACGACGAAACGGACTCTCGGTCCACATTTGTCGACGAAACCAACGACACCGCGATTCTGCGCGACATCCACAACGCGGTGCGCCAGCTGGCATCACCGATCCTCGCGCCACATGTGAAGAAACCTCCGCGCATCCAACCTGTCAAAGGGCCTGTGCCGGAGTGGAAACGCGTGCAGAACCGCCGCGACATGGACGACGTCGACGACATGTTGGCGTACTACGGAATTGAATAGGCGGTGCCCCGATGGCGACGTACGAAACCGGTCAAGCATCGATCCGAATCGTCCCGAATCTGACCGGCTTCCACAAGACATCCAACACCAAACTCAAGGAACGACCGCTCCGCGCTCCGGTGCAGCTGGTACCGAATCTCAAGGGATTCACCACCGACGCGAACACCAAGATCGCAGCGCTCAATCTCAAGCCTGCGAAAGTTCAGATCCTCCCGGACGTCACGGGTTTCGGTACTGCGCTCGATACCAAGTTGAACGCAGTGCACGCCGAGTTCGACGTGCAGATCCTTCCGGACGTGGCGGGCTTCGCGACCCAGTTGGATACACAGCTGGGTGCTATTCCAGAGCACAAGCTCTCCATCGGTCTCGAAGTGACAGAGGCGGAGATTGCGCGCTTCCTTCGCGACCTGCAGGCTCATCTGAGCAAGGCGGATGTTCGTGTGCCGGTGCGACTCGACCTCGACGAAGGCAACTACCTCGAACGAATCGCATGGTTGACCCGCCCGCGTAACCAACGGATCGACATCCACACCGAGGAATCCGGAATCCGACGGATGTCGGGTGCGGTCGGCGGTCTGATGTCAGGCCTCGGCGGATTGCTTCGCGGCGTCGGACCGATGACGGCGATCGGTTTCGCAGCGGCCGGCGCTGTCGGGCCGATCGGTGCGATGGTCGCCGCGCTCGGTACCGCTGCGGGTGCGTTGGCTGCTCTGCCGGCGCTCGGTGTCGCGGCCGGCGCCGGTTTGGCAGCGGTCATGATCGGCGCCAACGGTGTCTCCGGAGCGTTCTCCGCGATGGGGAAGTCCGGCGGCGCGGCCGCCGACACGTCGAAGGCGGTCGAAGCTGCGCAACAGCGACTCGCGTCGGCCGAACGTGGTGTCGAGAGCGCGCAACGTCAGTCCAAGCGGGCGCAGCGCGACCTCAACGATGCACGCAAGGAAGCCGCGCAACGCCTGCGGGACATGAACGACGAGTTGGCGAACTCGGCGCTCGATGAAGAAGCCGCCGTTTTGGCGGTTGAACGGGCGTCGCAGCGCTTGAAGCAGGCCAAGGCGGACCGGGCCAAGGGCGACGCCGAAGAGATCGACGTCAAGGAAGCTGATCTCGCGTACCGGCAAGCGATCGCCGCGATGGAGGCTCAGCGCAAGTCCGCGAACGTCCTCGCCTCCGAGACGGCGCTCGCCAACCAGGCGGGTGTCGAAGGCTCTCGTGAGGTCGCCGACGCGAAGCAGGGTGTCCTCGACGCCACGCAAGGCGAGGCGGACGCACAGCGAGATCTCGCGAACGCAGTCCGTGACCTCGGAGACGCGGCGAGCGGTGCCGCCGGCGGCGTCGACCCATTCGCCGAAGCGATGGACAAGCTCTCGGCGAACGCTCAGGAGTTCGTCTACGCGATGCAGGCACTCGGACCCGCCTGGACCGACGTCCGCAAGTCGATTCAGGACGATTTGTTCGAGGGCCTGGGTGACTCGGTCACCACTCTCGCCGATAGGCAGCTGCCGGTCCTCAAGACCGGACTCGGTGCCATCGCATCCGAAATCAACGGCGGCCTCCGATCCGCAATCGCACAGTTCTCGACAGAGTCTGCAGCACTGGACTTTTCGAAGGTGCTGGGCAGCTCGGCGGATATGTTCGCCGGGATCGCGGATTCCATGGCCCCGCTCTCTCAGGCATTCATGGACATCGTGTTCGTGGGTTCCGACTTTCTCGGCGGTGTCGGGTCCGGAATGAGCGAATGGGCCTCCGGGTTCGCCGACACCATCGCAGAAATGCGGGCCGACGGCAGCCTGAAGGAGATGATCCAGAGCGGCTTGGACGTGCTCTCCAAGCTCGGAGAAGCGCTCGCAGACGTCGGCGGCATCATCACCGGCGTCTTCGGTGCCGCAATGGACGCAAGCGGCGACACCATGGCGGGCCTCGGCCAAGTCCTCGACATGGTCAACACCTTCGTCAACTCCGTCGACGGCCAAACTGCGCTGCGAGACTTCTTCTCCGCGATCGGTGCAGCGATCAGCGCCGCGATGCCGATCCTGTTGCAGGTCGCCGAAGTCATCGGAACAACAATTGCTCCGGCGATTTCAGACCTGATCGTCGGGATGGGGCCAGGTATCTCGGTTCTCGTCGACGGTCTCGCCAAGGGACTCGAAGCCCTCGCTCCGGCGATGGGACCGATCGGGGAAATGATCGGCGCGGTAGGCGCCGCGATCGCTCCCCTGATGGAACCGCTCGGTGCGCTGATCGGTGTCATCGCAGGTGGTCTCGCTCAGGCGCTGACGGCGCTCATGCCGGGAGTCACGGCGATCACCGAAGCATTGTCGGCGGCCCTGATGCCGGTCTTGCCCGTGATCACCAGCCTGTTCGAGCAATTGACACCTGTCATCGGACAAATCGGTGACGTGTTGGGAAATGTTGTCGCGTCGGTGATCTCGGTACTTGCGCCGATCTTGCCGGTGTTGGTGACGCATTTCTCGAACCTGCTGACAGCGGTCACTCCGCTGATCGAGCCGCTGATGAACCTCGCGATGGCGATCTTGGAACCACTACTGAACGTGATCGTGGAGCTTATTCCGATCATCGCGGAGATAGCTGGCGTTCTGACCGATGCACTCGGTCAGGCCGTCGAGATGCTGGTCCCGGTAATCGAGCAAATGGCACCGATGTTCGGGGAGGTCGCCACCATCATCGGGGAACTGCTGATGACAGCGATCAGGGCGCTCGCGCCGTTGATCCCACCGTTGGCGGATGCGTTCCTCAAGATCATCGAAGCGTTGTTGCCGTTGCTTCCGGTGATCCTGGAGTTGGCGATGTCGCTGCTTCCTCCGTTGGTGGACATCATCATGGCTCTGATTCCGGCGATCGATCCGGTGATCGGCATCGTGACGATTTTGATCGACATCTTCGCGGAGTTGGTCGCTTTCCTTGTCCCGATCCTGATTCCGGCGATCGAGCTGATCGGCTCGATTGTCTCGACCGTCTTCGGAGTCATCGGAGACGTGATCTCCGGAACCATCAACAACGTCGTGACACCGGTTCTCAACACCTTCGAGACCGCGATCGGCAAGGCTCGGGACTTCATCAGCGGCGCGGTCGACGCCATCAAGGGCTTCTTCACAGGACTCGGTGACGCCGTCGGCAACGTGTTCGACGGAATCACCCGAGGAATCGCCACCGCCATCAAGGGCATCGGCGGCCTGATGTCGAAGTTCAAGAACGTGCCCGGTCTCGGCTGGGTCGGCGAAACCGGCGAGTCGATGACTCGCTGGGCCGACGAGCGACTCTCTCAGAGGCTCGCCACCGGCGGTCAGGTCGAAGCCGGACGCGACAGTCGCGGTGTGTTGTTCGGACCCGGAACAGGAACGTCGGACAGCATTCTCGGACTCGACGAGAACGGCATGCCGACGGCGCTGGTATCGGCCGGTGAGATGGTCGTCAACAAAAAGCAGACGGACAAGAACCTGCCGCTGCTGACCGCGATCAACGCCGGATGGACACCGTCTGCAGAGTTCCTGCACGACATGTTGCCGGGCTTCGCGGGCGGTGGCCAGGTCGAGTCGATGGAGAAGCTGGTCGGTCAACGGTGGCCGTCGTTGCTCCAAGGTGGGCACGCGTTCTCGTCGTACCGCAACAGCAACGATCACCACGGTTCCGGCCTCGCCGCTGACTTCTCCAACGGCGGCGACGAGGGAAGCCCCGAGATGCAGGAGCTGGCGGCGTTCATTGCCGACAACTACCTCGGGCAGACCCTCGAGCTGATTCACTCCCCGTTCGATCGCAACATCAAGAACGGTGAGTTCGTCGGCGACGGAATGAGTTTCTACGGCGCCGGCCTGATGGCTCAGCATCGAAACCACGTCCACTGGGCGGTTGCCGAGCCTGTGGGTGAACCCGCACCGCAGATCGTTCCGGAGTTCAACCCGTTCGAGGGCAGTGGACCATCGGCGCAGACACCGTCCACGTCTGCGTCGGATGCGAAGGTTCCCGACACGGGGATCTACGCAGGTGTCAAGGACAGCAGCGCCACGAAAGATTCCGGGGCGCTGCCGACGATGGCGGACATCGCTGCAGATGCGGCGAGGGAAACCACCGAAGGCGTCTTCGACTTCTTCGGGCTCAAGGACACAGTGTTCTTCGATCCGAATCTGTCGCCGCTCGTCCGCGGCGCCACCGCGGCGGAGAACGCACGTACGCAGGCCAACGCCGACGCCAATGCTGCGGCCATGGCTCAGTCCGGCCCCGGATTCGCTCCGGGAACGGTTGCCTCCGAGGTCGTTCCGACGTTCACAGAACCTGTGATGCCGGAACCGGACCACATCTGGGATCCCAATCAAGGTGCAGCGCAGTGGGACAGCACGATCCTCAAAGCACTGAACCTGATGGGGTTGCCGGAATCGAACCTCGGGCGTACTCGCGAGCAGATCGACATCGAGTCCTCGGGCAATCCGGAGATCGTCAACTACGGCTACACCGGTGAGGACGGCAGTCACCCGACCGGGCTGCTGCAGTGCTTGCAGGCCACGTTCGACGCGATGGTTCATCCCTCGCTCGCTGACCGTCCGATCACCGATCCGTTGGCGAACATCACCGGCGGCCTCGGTTGGGTGGTCAACCGGTGGGGCGGTCCGGAGCAGAAGTGGCCCACCCGTGCGGGTTACCGCGACGGTGGCTGGATCTTCGGCGGCGGCGACGGTACCTCGGATTCGGTACCGATCGATGCCAGCACAGGCGAGTTCATGGTCAGAGAAGCGAAGGCCCGCAAGTACGGGCCGGTGCTCGAGGCCATCAACTCGGGCGTGATGGATCAGATGCTCCAAGCAAGCCGAGCCGGATTCGGCGGTTCGGGAGCCGGCCGCGACATCTCGTTGTCGATCGGCGAAATCAACACCTACAGCGAGGCCGCAGCTGTGCGCGAATACCGGCGCGCAGTGCGGACCGCCGTGACGTCCGACGCGCTGGCATAGGAGGCGATGTGAGTTTCATTCGTGGTGATGCCACGTACGCCGACTATGTCGGCCCGTCCGGGCGGGTGTACCCGCTGACCGGTCCTCGCCGAGGCACGATGGGAGTTCAGATGCTCCCCGGCGCGGACGGACTCCTCGGACCATCTGGCGGGCTGCTCACCGACAGTGCAGCCCGCCAGCACGGCATCGACATCGCCGGCGTCTCGATCGGTGCCGCGTACTACGAGTACAGCTTCGACGTGTGGGGAAAGACCGCGCGCGAATGGGCTGTGGCGAACCGGATGTGGCTCGACGACTGGGATTTCCTACGTCCGGGTTTCCTGCGTTACTACACATCGGATTTCGGGTGGCGATGGGCGCAGGTTCAACAGGGCCGTGATCACTCCGGAGCGTACAAGTTCGACCCCCGCCGCACCCGCCAGTCGACCTACGCGCAAGTCGCGGTCGCACCCTCGGCGTACTGGCGCGCCAAGGACGTCGAAGAGTCGTGGATCGACAAGGGCACGCACATCGTTCGCATGAAGTTGTGGAACGGCGGCGATGTTCCGGTGTGGCCACAGCTCACGTTGACCGGTAACTGCGGTTTCCGAATCCGGTGGCGCTCGAACGACTTCGAAGTTCCGAAATTGCTTCCCGGTGAGGATGCCGTGGTGTCGTCGCTGCAGACCGATCAATCGATCCGGACGATGAAGGCAGACGGCTCGCGCGGCCGCAATCTGCTGCCTCTCACCAAGGGCCGCTACTTCAAAGATCCTATCGATCCCGGCATCGTGGAAACCGTGATCATCGAAACCATCGGTGGCGCAGGCAAAGTGCAGGCCCGCGTCCCTCAACAGTTCAAGAGGCCGATCTGATGGCATACATCGACACGTACAACGACATGTACGGAGCGCAGGCGACGGATCTACTCGATCCAGAGTTCATCAACGAGATGCGGGAACGCTTCGCGAAGATCGAAGAACAGGCGAACAAGGATCGCCAAATCTACGGTTTCCCGAAGGCCCATGTGCGGATGATGACCAAGCACATGGAAGTCGCTGCGATCTGCACCGACTACCGCGAGCTCAAGTTCTCCGACAAGATGAACGCCGCCGGATCACTGCAGCTCAAGCTCCCGTCCACCGAGAAGTGGATCGAGGCGATCGCCGACATCGACGTCGACGAAGTCATTCCGATCATCGTCGACCTCCCCGGATATCAGACGGTATGGTTCGTCACCGACTCCTACGAGATCCAGGACGAGGACGGCGCCGAATGGATCGAAGTCGTCGCGGTCAACTCGTGGGAGTTCATGAACCGCATGGTGTTCTGGGCCTCGCCCGCCGCACCTGCTGAGTTCCAGCTACCCAAGGAATGGGTCGGTATCGGATCGGCGATTTCGCTGCTCAAGTACTGGTTCATCCTGCCGAACCTCGTCCGCCTGCAGGCACCGCTCTACGGGCTTCCGGACGGGGATCTGCTCTCGCTGCAGACGTGGAACCTGCTGCGGAACGCGCAGTGGCCGATCATGGTCAAACCGACCTCGATCATCCACGACACCAGTCCGATCGTCGCGCTCTCGACCCGCTTCGAGGTCGGAGGTCAGGCTGTCGGGGACATCCTGAAAACCGAAGGCCTGCAACTCACCACCGAGATCTACATTCACGGCGAATCCGAGCAACCGTTCCCGGACATCATGATGCTCGAACGCACGACGATCATCATCGACATCGTGCAGAAAGCGGACCTGCGCGCCTTCACCGGCACGTTCGTCGACGGCATCATCCGCACCGGGTTGGAAATCCTCGACAGCGGTCTGTCGTGGTTGGCGTACCCGATCCTGACTCAGGACGACTACAGCGACTACTTCCAAACCCTTTTCGGGACACTGCCGTACAAACCATGGATCGTTTTCCACAAGGGCACCGTCCGCTACAGCAAGGTCGGCAAACACAAGCCGATGGCCTCCCGCGCGACGGTCGGTGGTCACTCGCCGGAGTGGATGAACAAACTCGCCGTCGCGGCCTCGAACACGCTCCTGGGGTTGCTCGGTACCGCGATCGGAATCCCCGGTCTCGGTGTCGGAATCCTCGAGGACGAGGTCAAGAACGTTGCCATGGCCTTCCACACCTGGGAGGACCGTGGACGCGCGACACGTGCAGGGCCGTGGCGATTCCGGGAAGTGTTCAAGGAAGCCTCCAGCGGTCTGTCGCTGAACGCGCTCGCCGCGATCAAGATCGCGCTCTTCGAGAACCGCGGTTACCTCTCCCACGAGATCAAAGTGACCAACGGCAAACCGTTTTATCTCGGTCTGCATCTCGGTCTCGGTGACCCGTGCGGTTACGAGAAGCGCGGGAAGATTCACACCGATTACGTCTACGGCATCGACTACGAGGACACCCCCGGTGTGCGCGGAGACGTCGTGATGCAAATCGGTGACGGAACAAGAGATTTGGACCCCGGAGCGCTCGCTCTCGGGAAGATCCGCAGCTTCGGGTCAGCACTGAACAAGATGGCCCTCGCCAGCTGACCCCAACTCGAAAAGCAAAAGGGGAAAAGTCATGTCACTATTCCGAACCGCCTACGGCAACCTCTATTCCGAGAACGGGTGGCGCATGTGTACCCGCGCCGCCTGCGAACGCATCCTGATACCCGGCGCAGACAATCAGTTCCTCGCCGCGATGATCGTCCGCTCCGGACCATCCGAGGTCGTCCTACGCGCCTGGGCGATCTGGTACCACCGCAACGTCGAACGACTCGACCTCTACAAGTCCGGCGTCGGCGACGACTGGGGATGGTCCGAACGCAACGACGTCGGCAACTCCAACCACCTGTCCGGCACCGGCCTGGACTTCAACGCCATCCAGTACCCCTGGACACTGCGCACGATGCCCACCCCGCGCAAGCAGAAGGTCCGCGAAGGCCTACGCCTGTTCGAGGACAACATCTTCTGGGGTGCGGACTGGGCACGCGCCGACGAGATGCACTACCAACTCAACCGCGGCACCGCATACGGCGACGGCGCATCGGCAAAGCTCATCGAGTTCGCGCGCCGTCTCGAAGCCGGGCACCTCGGGCTGCTGGCCGGGACGGTCACCCCGCCGGTGATTCCGAAGCCCGCCTCCCGCCCGACGCTTCAGCGCGGCGCGACCGGAGGCGACGTCACCTACCTGCAGGCGTTACTCAACCGCATGTTTGCCAGTTACTCGAAGCTGACCGTGGACGGCGACTTCGGACCGGAAACGGAATCCGTTGTGCGTCAGGTTCAGAGCCGATCGAACCTCGCGGTCGACGGCATCGTCGGCCCCGCCACCTGGCGCGCCCTCGGCGCCAAGTAATGCGCGCCGCACTCGTCGGCGGCGCACTGCTCCTGATCTGGGCAGTGCGCCGCTGGATCGACCACCACGAAGCGATCCTCGCTTCGGACACCCTCGAACGATAAGGAAAACTCATGTCCACCAACGGAACCGTCACCCACATCGCCAAAGCACTCCCCGGTCGCATCGTCGCTTCCAACGAGGTCCGCGCCTTCATCTACCCGCTCGTCACTCCGCTGCTGGCGGTGCTCGTGGCTCTCGGTTACCTGACCGAATCCCTTGCGCCGCTGATCGGTGCTGTCGTCCTCGCAGCGCTCGGTTCCGGTCTCGCGTGGGTGAACACTGCCGCGTTCTGGCGTAAGTGGGCGTACGGCCTTCTCGCACCGGTCTCCGCCCTCGTTCTCGCGCTCGGCTGGGCGAGTTCGAGTGTCGTCACCGCTGTCGTCGCTCTGATCGTGCCCGCACTCGGATTCACCCTCGCATCGGCGAAAACCCCCACCGCGATCGAAGGCGAACTCGTCTCCATCACCGACGCGGAGCTCTGATCGGTGGACGTCCTGCTGGAGTTGTCGAGCCCCGATCGCATCCAAGCGATCGGGATTGCACTGACCGGGTTCCTCACGGTGTGGGTGGGCAGGCTCGCGCCGCAACTGCGGAGCCTGCGCCGTGAGGTCGAGGAACTCAAAGCCGGACGCGTCAAGGACCAGGGCGTGATCAAAGCGTCCGTGAAGTACATCCGCGCCCTCGGAATCCACAACGGAGTCCTGACCGGGCTACTTCGCCACCACGCCCCGCACGTAGAGATCCCCGCCGAGCCCGTGATGCCCGAAGTATTGCGAGAGGAAGTCTGAGCGTGAGCCAACCGAACCGTCGCCACAAGCAACGCCGCACCGCGCTCCTCAAGGAGGAGATGGAAGGACGGGCCAAGAACCCGTTCGGGTTCGACGAAACGTTCACGGCGGCCGAGCAGGAGGAGATCAAGCATCTCGCCGCTTTGATCGCGCGGATCTACGTTCCGGAGCAGAAACCGTTCCCGGAGGTCGACATCGTGTTCACCGGTCCGGTGGCGCGGATCGCCACGCAGTGGTGGAAGCAAGGAATGCGCGTGCACCCGGAGCTGGCACAGGTCGCCGTCGTCGTCGACACGAACGGCAGTGCGAAGAACGTGGAGGTCAATCGTGGTGAGTGAATACGGTGATCCGATCGAACGTTTCACTGCCGAGGTGGAAGTGTTCGGGATGGCGCAGCTACCCGGACAGCCGCCCCAGACCGAAGCGTTCTTCCACATCCGTCGCCGTCAGGACGGCGGCGCCGAAGGTGTGCTCGGCTTGCCTGCCTACAAGGGAGACAAGGGCGATCGCGGTCCCGCGTTGCAGATCTTCGTGGTCCCGGCCGCGGCGAACATCCCGCAGCCGGGAACGTTGACCAGCGCCGATTACGGCAAGGGATGGCGCATCGCGGGTGAGAGCACGGTGAAGTTCTGGACTTCGCAAGGGTTTCAGACGCACGTGGACTGGCTGGGCAGTGAAGGCCCTCCGGGTGGTCCGGGGCCGGCGAACAAACTGGTTGCCGGTGTGATCGAGATGCTGCCCGAAGGCGCGGCACCGACGATCGACATCACCGGCACTGCGCCGAATCAGACACTGAACATCGGCATTCCGGCGGTTCCTGGTGAGCAGGGTGATACGGGTCCGGCGGCGGCGATCGCGGCCTCGACGGATTATTCCGACGGCGGCACCCCCGCCACCGTCGGCCAAGTCATCGCCATGAAATCGAACGGCAAGTTCGGACCCGTTCAGCCGATCTCCGTCCTCGAGGAATACGTCGTCCCGCCTGCCTCGTTCCCGAACGCCACCAAGTCGTCGTCCGAGCAGCGACACCAGTTAGTGCAGGTACCGATTCCGGCGAAGCCGTATCCGTACCGGTTCAACTTCTCGGGCGGTGTGGACGTGAAGAACAACCTCGGCCATCAGGTCGACGTCGAGATCCGAATCGACAACCCGACCAGCGGTCAGCTCGTCGGTCTCGGCAAGGGCCAGGACGGAGAGGGGTGGCGAGAGGTGATGTTCCGAGCGCATTCCGACACTGCATACCAGCCAGGCTCGACCGTCGGTGTCATCCCTCCCGGCACTCCCGTCACGCTGCACTGCGTGGCAGTACTACGGTCCGGGTTCCTGCTCGGGTGGGCTGTGCGCAGAGACCTTGCGCAGTTGCGCATTCAGCTGGTGAGCGCGGCATGACCGCGGCGTTCTACGAGGAGCAGTTCGCGCCGCAACGACCGCCCTCGATCGACCTCACCGCGGACGAGTCCGCGGATATCATGTCGCGCCGGGCCAAGCAGATCGGTGATTGGCTCGGCGGCGGCTGGATCGAGGGATTGTTCGACGCTGCACTCGATTTCGTCGAGGAAGGCCTCGAAACGCTCGAACGGGTCGTCGGGCAGATCCTCGACATCTTCAACAACGTCGTCGTCACCCCGATCAACAATCTCGTGCAGGGCATCAAGGACTGGTGGAACGGAATCTGGGAACCCGGCACAGGCGGCGCGGTCGAACAGGCGCAGAACCAGGCGATCTCGGCAACCGACGAGGCTGCTCTCGCAGCGGCGTTGGCGGCTGCGAACGAGGAAGCGAACATCGCGAACTCGACCGCGATCGCCGAGGCGAACCTCGCACTTGGCACCAAGGCTGAGATCGAGGACATTCCGACGGATGTTCCGTTGTATGTGTCGCTGAACCCGGTCGACGATGCGGTGTTCCCGTTCTCTGACATGAAACCGATCCCGACAATCGTCAACGGCCAAACATCCTTCGATGGAAGCGAATACGGTCACACGCACTACCACAACGCGACGATCACCTGGGCCGAGCCTGTCTACACGACGGCCACCAACCGCCTGGATCTCGGTTACATCAACGCCACCCGCGCCCGGATCTACAACACGGTCGGCTTCACGATCGCGGAACAGAACCAGCCGACGAAAGCCACTGTCCGCGTCGCGGTCTACAAGATGTCCAAAACAGCAGGGGGTCTGGCGACCGGTGACCTCACCCAGATCTGGCTGTCACCGCCCGGCGCGGGCATCGAGAATCAGTTCGGTCTCGGCGCGCAGGACATCACGATCGACCTCGGTGTGGACATCGTCGCAGCCAAAGGTGACATCTTCGCAGTCGCGATCTTGCAGCAGACCGGGGCCGGTACCGCCCGAAACCTGTTGGGTATGCAGACAGCCCGCAAGAACGCGATCGCTGGTGTGCATCCCACCCGCCTGGCGATGACCCGTGCAGGTGTGTCGGCCCCGCCGTCGACGCTCACTCCGGCGCAACTGGACAACACCTCCACGTGGGTGCCGTGGATGTTCATGGGCCAATCGCTGGGACTGATCAAGCTGGCGTACGTGGACTTGTTCGACCGGGCCGATTCCGGAGCACTTGGACCGAACTGGGCCACGTACGGGGCCGGTATGGACATCGTGTCGGGTGTCGCACGGTGTAAGCGCATCAACCGCGGCAACCTCACCAACCGGGTCGAAGACCGCTCCCAAGGTGTGTACGTCTCGCAGCTCGCGACGGACACGATGGCCGCTTCCGGGAAGATCGACGCCTTCGACCGCTCCCACGCCGACCTCGAAGACAACCCTCGCGCGCAGGTGATCGTCCGGTCGAACGCCGACATGACTCGCGGCGTCACCGTGGGCATCCGCTGGGGACTGATCGAGATCCGCGTCTACAGCAACGCCAATCCTGACGGTAAAACGATGAATTCGAGGCTCTGGACATGGGGAGCGGGCGACGTCGTCGAACTTCGCGCCACCGATGACGTGGTCACGGGAAAGACCGACTTCACCGCCTACGTCAACGAAGATCCGGTTCTGACATGGCCGGACCTGCACGACGAGACGAGTAAGGGCCCGGCATTCCGCCGTGCCGCGTTCGAGACAGCGTCCACACACCGCGGCGCACTCATCAGCTACCTGTCCATCCCGTCCGTGGGGATCAACGAATGGAAAGCGAGAGACCTGTGACAGCAACACCGTTCACGAAGTTCGTCGTCGACGGCCTCGATGGCATCGTCTTCACTGCCGAGTTCGATCGGTCGAAGAACTGGCTGACCATATCCGGACACGATCGGGATGGGGACTTGGTGTCCAAGTCGGCGCTCTCGGTCACGCCGGACCCGATCGAGGACATCGCCCTGACACCGGAGATCGAACCCACCTCCGACGCCCGCGACGCCACCCTCGCCTACCTCGAATCGAACACCCCGCACGAGGAGGGAGGCGACGATGGCTCTCAGTGACGACATTTCCGCACTCCCCGTCGTCGTCAACGACGGTGACCTGCAACACAATTCGCATCACGTCACCCTCCACAAAGCTGCGAAAGCGCACGAGACTCGACTCGCGGCACTGAGCCGAGTCGACAACACCCGCGACTCCGAGAAACCGGTATCCGAACCAACACAACAAGCATTCACCGACCTGATGGCCGTGATCGATGCTGCCTTCCAGGGGTTCACCGACAGTCTCGGCGGCAAGATCGACGCCGGACAGGCGCAGGGCATCGCCGTCGGGGTGCTCGCAGAATGGATCGACAACGCGCCGGCCGCGCTCGACACCCTCGCCGAACTCGCGGCCGCGCTCGGGAATGACCCGAACTTCGCGACCACCGTCATGAACCTGATCGGGCAGAAGGCAGCTCTGACCGATCCTCGTTTCACCGACGCCCGCACCCCGTTGGGTACGACGCAGGCGGTGTGGAACGCAGGTACGGCCAACTCGGTCAACTTCGGTCTGACGCCAGCCGAACTGCGGGCGGCGGTTGTCGTGGCGATCGCTGCGACGCCGCCGAAGGCGCACACCCACACCGCCGAAGAGGTCGACGGGCTGATCACCGAGTTCTCCAATGTGCAGGAGCAGTTGATGAACAAGGTCAACTCGTATCCCGGTCAGATGATCGTGAATTGGGCGGGCACGCAGGCCTCGTACGACGCGCTGCCCACCGCGACCAAGACCGCGGCCGGATTCATTGCGGCGATCTACTGATGGCGTACCTCATCGCAGACGGGTCCAGCGCAAAGCCGCTCAAACAGATGCCGATCGGCAACGGCGCCGGCGGAACAGTGCCCATCCAGAAAATCATGGCCGGAACCGGCACAGCAGCGGTCGAACTCTGGCCGGGGAAGAAGAAGTTCTCCGACAACTTCGAGAGGGCCGACGCCGTTTTCGGAACCGCCGACGGCTGGCACAGCACCACCACCGCCTCCCCGTACTACCTGTGGGCGGTCGGAGGGAACGCCCGCGTGTTCGACAACAACACTGACGGCTCGCGAAGTGGCTGGTCCAACTGGAACGAGGACACCAAAACCGGCGTCCAGTATTCGAAAGGCACACTCGCCACCGTCGGAGCATCGAGTCTCGGCACGTGGTGCATGGTGCACGCCAACCAGACCATGACCGACTACATGGGTTTGCAGTGGAACGGCAACGGAGCGCTCGCGCTGTTCACCAGCGTCGGCGGAACGATCCGGAAGAACACCACGAAGACCCAGAATGTCGGCGACACCCTCGAGCTTCGGGCTCACCTGAATGCGAGCGGCAAGTACGAGTACGAAGCGTGGATCAACGGGTTGTTCGTCATCGACTGGGTAGACGAGACGAACATCGTCAACACCGACCTCAATCACCGCCGCGTCGGATTCGGTATGCAGCGCAACCGATCATTTTTCAACAGCACCTTCTCCGCTCAATTCAGCGAGTGGGAAGGCGGAGACTTCTAGGCCGCTTCTGAAATCTGAATGTAACCGATGGATACAGGAACCTGACGTACCCTCTGTGTAGAGCCCCCGACGGGAAGTCATTGGCCGGGGGCCCTACGAGGTGAAACGTCCCCGCGCTGAGCACACAGCACGGGGACCCACAATCCGTGCCGGACCCAGTTGCTCTGCCCTGCCCATCGACGGTAGAACAGTTACAGCAGTTGAAACGAGCGTTCACCCCGCATCGTTACCGAAGGGCAAGCTCGGCCCCCATCTCGTGATCGATAAGAGATGAAGGCCGAAGTTTCCTTTTTCACGCCGACGAGCCCATACCTGCGAGTCCGCACGACGCGAGAGAGTAATGCCCTATGCGGGAGAGTGAATCCATGTAATGTCGGTGGCTACCGGTATACATCCAGTTGACACACAAGGAGGCGTCTGATGAGTACTGCAACCGATGTCACTGGAGACGTGATCGGCGTCGACGGTCAGGACAGCGCAGATCTGTTCGATCAGATGGCGCGCGTGAACATGGGTATCTCGGGAACGGAGTTCCTGTCCCGATGGGACAGCGGCGAGTTCGAGGGTATCGACTGGGATTCCGTCGACGGCCTGACCGAGGTAGCGATGGCGCTACCTTTCGCTCGCTAGATCAGTGCCAGGTCACAGCCCGCACGAGGCGGAGAAAAATTATCTCGATCCGCTTCAGCGGGCTGTTTCGTGTCTGAAGGGCACCGCGAAGATCATTCACACGAAAAAGACCTACCACCTGCATGATCAGGGTTCGTGGATGCTCAACGGGCCCACGGGTATGGAGTTGCCGAAGTTCGGCACGTTCTTCGCGCAGCAGCGTTACGAACTCGTCGAATGCGATCCGGAGCGTTTCGACTACTCACTGGGTCGGTTCCGGGTGTCCACCCGCATGTACACCTACAAGCTGGTGGCGAACGAGGGCTGGGAAATTCGGTGGCACTGGCATCCCGGTGGCAACAGTCCCGAAGAACGCCCGCACATCCATCCGAGCATGAACCTGAAAGCGCATCTGCCGACGGCTCGGCAAACGTTGGAAGAGGTCGTGGAAGGTGTGATCGTGTTGGGCGCCCAGGCCCGGTTCGACGACTGGAAGGACCGGCTCGCCGTCTCGGACGCCATCCACAAACTGCATCGCACCTGGGTCAACGATCCGGCCGAGCAGGCTCGGACGGAACCGAGCGCCTGACCAACCTCGACGTGTGACTACTGGCAACAAAAAATCGGGCCCATTCTCCGCGAGGAGAGTGGGCCCGATTTTTCGTCGGGAGCCTCAGGTCAGGAGAGGCTGCCGAACAGGTTTCCGAGGGAGCCGGTGCCGGTCTCAGGCTCGGCGTCCTTCTTGGCGAAGTTGGTGGTGCAACCGTTGAACTTCACAGCGTCGACGAAAACGTTCGACGCGGAGGAGCCGGTGCCGACGCTGACGCCGTAGTGCTCGACCGTCGCGTCGGGGTTGGCCTCCACGATCGCGTCGAGGTCAGTTGGAACGCCCTTGACTGCGCCGCCGATGGTGCGGGTGCTCCACCACTGACCGTCCTGGATGTTCTCGTGCTTGACAGCGTCGTCCGTCACGGGTGCGCCGTTCTGGCTCGGCACCCAGACGAGGGTGGTGAATCCGTTGTCGGCGGGGTTGGTGGTGCCGGTCAGACGCAACTGGAATGCCGCGCTGGTCGTGACCGCGCGCTCGGAGAACCCGATCTCCTTCGCAGCGGCATCGGCGAGCGTGATGCTGCCGGCCGAGTGGTAGGACACGGAGCGGTCGGTGATGCCGTCGACCGCGAGTTCGAGGGAGCCGTCGGTGTCGAAGACGTTCTCGGCCGAGTAGGAGGCGGTCTGATCCTGCTCGTCCGTGAACGGGATGCCCCACCCGTTGGCGGTGGTCTCGGTCGACGTCGCGGAGCAGGTGAATCCAGGTGCGGTGTCGTCCGAGCCGAGGGAACCGGTGGGCAGTGCACCGGCGAAAGCGGGGGCGATCAGGGCTGCGGAGCTGACGAGTGCGGCGACGATGCCGGCGCGGCGAGCAGTTGTGGACATGCGAGTGGAACCTCTCGATGAAGTGAGCGGGGGTAAAGATCTGCAAAAACTAGCACAGACTGTCCGGTTTGTGAACGTTTAACTATCGAGTGACCGTAATTCACGCACAACCGAAAATCGTTGCTCGATAACGTGTTTCAATTTTTGGTCGATCGTCCAATTTCCCATCATTCGGGAAGACGTGTCTAGCGGTAACTGGTATGTGTCGCCAGATAGCCGACGAAGGTCTCCGGCCCGAGCGGTTCCCGTGCATCACATACGCCGTCGGTGGGAGCGCAGATCCACTCGACCTCGACGACGCGGAACGGTGCCCGCTCTCCCGTGAAGGTGACACCGTCCGGGGCCTTCTCCCCGGCGAGGGCGACCTCGATCCCGGTCTCCGGCTGACGAGGATCGGCGTAGAGCCGAACCTGCACGCGGTCTGCAAGGTCTGTGCCGAGTGCGCCGCGGTCGATCTCGGCGGCGAGATCTCCGACGATGCGCGCGCCCTGCGAGTATCCGAGCAGAACGTACCTGGTGGACGAGTTGCAGGCGCGTTCCTGTGCGCCGATGCGGTTGCGCAGGTTCGACAGGCCGATCGCCACCGAATCGTCGTAGTCCTGCGTCCAGCCGGCAACACCGGCGAGGATTCCGCCCGGATACTCCACATGTTGGACTGCGTACCCGAGACCGAGGTAGTCGTCGGCAATCGCGTTGAGTGGTGACGCCGGGTCGATGCTCGTCGGCGTGTGTGGACCTTTCGTGCCGTCCACGGCGAGTACCAGCGGCGTCGAACAGGTAGCGGGAACGGATGCGGAGGCCTGTTGCTGCGGTAGCGCTACGGCTAGCGCAACCAGCGCCCCGAGAAGGGTGATGAGGTGAGATTTCTTGGACACGATGCTTTCCCGGTCTGCGAGGCGAGTACAGCGAACGCTGCGAGACGATAACCGAGCCGAAGGTAGCGACCCGTAAACCAGTCCGCGAGGTGATATTCGGGGTGAGGGCCTCCCCGAACGCATGAACTGAAACGTGTTCCAGTAATTGGTGGATGGATTGATTCTGGTCATGCCGACCGCAACTCTCGGGCGTCGCCGTCGGCCTTGTGCTTGTCCCGGTACCGACGCACCGTTGCTTCACTGACCCCGACGGTTTTGGCGATCTGCCGACCGCTGAGTCCGCCGGCGGCGTAGAGATCGAGCACCTGCTGACGCACGTCCTCGACGGGCGCGTCGCCTGCGTCAGCCGGGTGCGCCAACGGAGGCGCGTCCGGCGTCGACAGTTCGTCTCCGGGTGCGTCGACAACGCGCACCGACGCGACAGGTTCGGCTGTCACCTCTGCCTCGATCACCGTGTCGTCGCCTCCGGTGGGAGCATCCCCCGTGACTGGTGTCGCAGCCTCTACCTGCGGTGACGCACTATCTGCGCCAGAGTGCTCCACATCCTGGCGCACCCTGGCGCGGACAACAGCGAGGTGCGTCATCGCGAGTGCGCCAACCGGCGGCACCACTGCGACCACGGCGGCGATCGCCGGATGCACCGGACCGGGCGGAAGCACCGCGTGAGCCACGTTCCCGACGATGCTCGCGGACGCAGCGCACCCCAACAACACCCAGGCGTACCGACGCGCGTCATGGCCGCCGAAGGTGACGACGGCGCGCGTCGCAGCGAGGATCAATCCGTCGACCACCAGCGGCCACGCGGCAGCCTGGTGCGCTCCGAGACCGGCACGCAGGGCGAGGTCCGCGAGGGCGGTGTAGCTGAGCCACAACCCGAGAGCCGCGAGGGCGTAAGTGAGGGCGGCATCGAAGCGAGTGACTCTCATCGGGCACCGACCGACGAGCGTGGATGGCAATGGCACCGTTTGCGGGCGCTGCCGTCGTCGGTTTCGACCCAGCCGTTCGGGTCGCACTCACCGCATGACGTCCACGACGGCGCCGCGGAGCTGCTACGAGGCACGGGGAGGTTCGACCACGCCGGTATCCAGGCTTGGGCGAAGCGGGCCGGGTCGTCGGCCCGATGGCTGGACTTGGCGACGGCGACGAGCGCCGGGATGCCGTGCACGTCAATCAGGCTGATGATCTCGGTGTAGTCGTCGTGGGAGAGCTTGTCGAAGCGGGCGGACAGGCGCTCGTTGCGGATTGCGGTTTCGAGTTCGACGATCGGCCGCCGCCGTGTTTCGGCGCTCTCGCGCGGTTGGTGAGATTCCTCAGGAGGCGGCGGCGGTGTTTTCTTCCTTTTTTCTTCTTGATGGTTGGTCTTCTTGTAGTTGTTCTTCTTAGGGGTGCGATTTGCCACCGATGGTTTAGCCGCTGGCGGTAAATCGACCGAAGGTGAATCGACCGACGGTTCAACGTCCGGTTCGTCCTTGGGTCGATTTTCGACCGAAGGTTCTGAGCTGGTGTTTTCGGTCGTTACCGGGTCGGTGATGATGTACCGCGTTCCGGTGAGGCGGCCGCGGTCGTCGCGGGTGGTTTCGCGGACGAGGTATCCGCAGGCTTCGAGTTCTTTGAGTGCAGCTTTCAGCGCTGCGACGCCTTCGGTGCCGGCCTTCGCGAGCCGTTCGGCGGAGGTCTCCCAACCGGGCTCGTGGCTCATCAGCTCGAAGAGCAGGCCCCGCGCTCGGCGAGAGAGTCGCGCGTCGCGGAGCCATCCGTTAGGGACAATGGTGAAGTGGTCCTGTGGCAGGCCGTAGCCGCGTGTGAGGATCATGGGTGTCCTTCCAGAGCGGTTCCGGTGTTCGAGCACCGGAACCGCAGATTTCATGGGGATTTACGACCGAGCTGATTGTCATGCGGCACGATGAAGGCCCTCGACTTGAATGGTCAGATGCGATCGCGTGGTGGTTGGCGTCTCACCATCGCGGTCAAACCCCGACCAAGCTTGTCGACTGATGACGTTGATCGTCGACTGTTCGACGCGAGGTAAAGCGTCGTCGTCGACAGGTGTGCATGACCGAGCGCAGCTTGTACGTCGCGAACGTCGGCGCCGAGATCGGCCAAGCGTGTGGCGAAGCGATGGCGAAGCGTGTGCAACGTGTACGGCAATCCGATCGACTTCAGGTGCGCGGATGCAATCTGCGTCAGCCTGTTGGGCGTGTAGGCCTTGCCGTTCTTTGAGATGAATAGTCGTCCGGGGCGATGCATGAGCAAGCGAATTTCGGCGTAGATGTCGGGTGCGATCCTGATGATGCGCTCATGCCCACCCTTGCCGTGCACTATGAGATATGCGCCCTTACCGTTCTCGTCCTCTCGCACATCGCTGCGCGTGACGCGAGTGATTTCGCCGCAGCGTAGGCCGCAGTAGCCGGCAAGCAGGAGTACGCAAAAGAGCTGGTGGTCATGACGTGACGTCGTCAGCGCGGCCGACAAGTCCCGCTCGGGAATCGGCCGCGGCATGCGGCGCTTGAGCTTGGGTGTCACAAGGTGGATCGTCGGATCCACTCTGACGAGCTCGTTGATCTGCGCCCAGTGAAAGAAGGCACGCACGTGGGCCGTGTAGGTGGCAACGCTGGACGGCGCGATCCGAAGCGATATCTGCCAGGTGGCGAGATCGTCGGCGGTCGCCTCAATCAGCGGCTTTCCGAGTTTCGCCTGGAGACGCTGCAAGTTGTCGAGACGATGCTTAATCCTCGTCAAGCTGGCGTTGTGTAGACGAAGGTTAGCAAGGTGGAGCTCGATGTAATCAGGGTTCACGGTCTGATTTACGCCTGCACCGTCGGAAGAATAAACGTTATTTGTCATGTTCATGACGGAAGTCAT